GCTTTCAATTCTTTTTTGTAACGAGCTATTTGATATTCTGGAACATTGGCTCTTGTATTTAATATCGCGTGCACAATGTATTTATAAACCGCATCTTCTGCAAACTTATGCACCTGCATTTCAGCATCGGTACCCAAGCCATCGCTAATGTACTTTAAAGTAACTGTTTTAGAAGCTATATTAGAACTAAAACGTATAACACCAGCAATTTGATCAATATAGAAAACACCATTGGTCTGCATGTTTTCAGGCTGACTACCGTAACGGTTACCGTATCGGTATAAATCAAAAAGGTCTGCATCTGTCAACCCTTGTTCGGATAAATCTACGTTTGTCGATGCTTTAAAGTTAGTAAGCGTATCTGACTGTGCGGCTTTATTTACACTACCAGCAGAAAAAGTATAATCGTAGTTTGCATCCTGCAGGTAAGCATCTGGGTTTGAAGAATCTCTTGTAGGATAAATAATATTTTCAAAACCCGCTTCATCTACATAGCTTAGCTTTACGTAATTAACGTAATCTTGAGGTAGCTTAAAAGTTAAAGCAGCGCCTGGTTCTATTTCAATAGCTTTAGTAGATGGCAATGTATCAAAGCTAAATTCTTGTATACAGCGTTTAGCGTGAAAAAGAACGTCAGTTTGTTTTACCTTAGGTATAATTTTACCTTCACCAACATAACCAATTGTAAAGTTAGTTACAAGGTCGGCTAAGCTAATAAACTGGTAGTTGCCGTAATCACTTCCGTTGTAATAACTTTCTTGTGTTGTTCCGTCTAATAATCCCATTTATTATGCTTTTTCTTGTTGAATACTTTTAATGTCTGCAGAACCGGCATATTGAGTTATGTCTATTTGCTTAGTCGATATACCTGCTAATTCTAATATTTTTATCACTAACTCGGTTTCTTCTGATTCGTGTAACTCAAAGTTTACAGAATTTGAAGCGTTATATAGTGATACGCCATTAGTTACTGTACCAGCCCAAGAAACTGTTGCTGGTCTTCTAATGTATTCGGCGGTTACAGAATCTGTAATTTCATCTGTACCCTGTACATCATATCCGTTATCTAACTCTGTATAAACAGGAAAAGCGTTGCTTGGTTTTGTAAGTGGCGATTTTTTTACGTACAAGAATTCTCTTCTTGTTAATTTATCAGCAACAGCACCGTTGTAATCAAGAGAGGTTAAACGGTACATATCAGAAGGTTTGTTAAATTCACTATTATTATATGCCAGCGTTGCTGTTTTAGTGAATATACCTATTTTTTCATTTAGCAAAGTAACCATGTCTGCATGGCCAGTATCATTGCCTGGTAAACGCATAAATTGGTTTAAATCATAAAAATATTGCTCAAATATATCCATTTGGGCTTGATTAGCAAATATGTTGAACTCTTGAGGTGTTACGTAACCTCTTTGTTCTTTATTCATTATTGCCAACACTCTTGTATAAACAGTGTTTACGTTTACGCTCATAGTTAGTTATTATTATATAGTAATTAGGCCCCTAAAAAGGAGCCTAACTACTAATGACTTATAGTCGTTTTTCAATAGCATTCAAAACTTCCATGCCTTCATCTGTTTTGAAATAGGCTGCAAGTGCCGAATACGGGTGTTCATCAAAAGGCACCGTCATAAGTTTTCGATCAGTGCTTCCGTAAGAGAACGTTCTGTTATCACTTGATAACTTAATAATACCCATTTCTGTTGCGCGAATACCAATGTTACGTAAATGCACATTATCGTCATTCGCTAGTTCTAAGAACAAATATGGGTTTTTGTTAGCGAATACAAGGAGATCACGTTTAAGCTCTTTAGAACTCATCGTAGATACCGCAGATCCCAATTCTACACGCATAATAGCTTCAGCTTGGTCAATATCCATGCTTGCAGCCATGTTCATAGCTTCAAGAGCATCTTCAATTCCAGCTACCTCTTGTTCTGCTTCGGCTACTGGATTGTATTCTGTTATTTTTCCTTGCTTTGTATACGGGTGGTATAAAGAAAGCATTTGCTGTAAAGCTACATTTTCTTTTGGTACACTAAGCACACCCTCTCTAAACACAATGCGCCCCATAGTTACAGGACCTTCTTGCTCGTCTACAAAGCAAGATTTTTGGTTTGTTGCATATCGTAATTCACGATTATATCCTTTTTCTTCATCAAAATAAAGTAAAGGTACTTTAGCGGAGTGTCGTGTTGGTATAGAATACACTAACGGCTTTCTAGCTTGTGTCATTTCATACAAACGGTCTTTATACTCCCATTTGGGTTTTGCAATTTCTTTTAATGGTTTATCGATATTATCAAATGATACTACCGGCGCCTCTACAGGCGTTTCGTTTTTTGGTGCAGCTTTTTTAGCTGCAGGTTTTTTTGTTGTTGCCATGATATAATATAATTAAATAAAAGAAATAATTACCCCCGCCACGAAGACGAGGGTAATATTATTGTAAGCTTACTTAAACAATACGAAGTTGTTAGCAGCTTGAACACAAAGTGTACGCTCAGACAAGTAGTGTACCTTCATTTGATCTTCAGCACTTGTGTAGTTGCCACCGGCAGAACCAGTAACCCAAGACTTCATGCGACGATCTTCTTGTGCGTTAGCACGGTAACGTACGTGGAGGAACGGACGAGAAATGTTCTGACCTAGTTGCTCATCGTATACAGATGAAGTACCAGCGGGAACCAAAACACCTTCAATACCACCGATTAAACCACGAGTGGTAGAGTCGTTCAAGTATTTCCAGTCAGTCTTGTAGAAGTCGTAAGAACCACGACGGAAACCAGAGAATCCTAGGTTCAATGCCATATCTTCTTCGTTGTTAAATACACCGTAAGAAGTACCACCAGCACCGTAAGAGTTCTGAGCGGCCAACATGTTGTCGATCTCCAAAGATTTTTGGCGATCTAAGAAAAGCATGTTTTCTTCAATAGAACCCTGCTTGTCTAGCTCAGCCAACAAATCATCGAATTCACTAAGACCACCAGCGCCATCAAAGTCAGTACCAGAGTATTGAATACCACGAGACTGGATTGCGGCAAAAAGACCTTCCATACCTTCAGTAGCGGTAGCACCAGAAGCGCCTTTCTTTTCAGCTTCAACCATTGCCATTTCAAGTTGGTCTTCAAAACGCAAGCGAGCTTCGCTTTCAGCTTTCATGTACCAAAGGTAACCAGAAGCTCCAGCTTCAGTAGTAACTTCAATCCAACCAATCTGAGCCATATCAGAAGCGTCAACAACATACTTGTCACGTAAGATAATAGGCTTATTGTCAAAAGTAGTAACTACAGGCTCAATAGAAACGCCAGACTCTCCAACGCCTTTTTTGTATTCAGAACCAAATACAAACAATTTAACATTGCCAGTAACTCCGCCGTTAAGCGCGGTAAAGTTAGCGGCTGCGTAGTTTTTAATAGTGATAGTAAGAGTAACATCGTCAGTTGGCACTGTTTCAACGCGAGCTTTAGCTTCGTTACCGTTGCTATCAGCTACAACAACAGTCATACCTTCCGCAAACACATCACGCTCAGCTTTAGTCAAAGTAATTACACCATCACTGGTCATTGATTTACCTTCAAAAGCAATATGCAAACGACCTTGTTCAGACCATACAACGCGGTCAGAAGCCATAGGCATTTCAGCACCTACCATACGCAAGAAACCTCCGATGGTGCGCTTTCCAAAACGCTCTACTTCTTGTTCTAATACTTCTGGTAATTCGTGAGTATCGTTAAAAAACTGAAGATTACCTGAAGCTGCGCTAAGGGAAAAATAGTTTTCTCCTGTAGCTTGTTTAATTGGGCGTGGTACTAAACCACCGACCCCGGGTGTTAATGTTGCCATTTTTTAATAAGTTTAAATGGATTATTTTTTAAATCTAACTTTAAGTTTAGAACCACTTTCACTCGGATTAAGCACTTTATATGTAACACCATTTGAAGCTGTAACTTTTTCATGAACCCCTCTCGGGTTCATATTTACATTCTTCGACTTAGCTACACTGTCTTTAAGAGCGTCAGCTTTGCCTTGCTCGTAAAAATGTTGTGCTATTTGATCCGGGTTCATAGCTGTAAACAAAGATTTGTGGTATCCCTTTGCATCTGACATCTCACCGTTTTTATCTAAGAACTTCCCGATAAAGTTATTGATGTCGCTTTGGGTCTCACTAATCCCTTTTTTGTCTTTAACATTAAAGCGGTATTTTTTGTCTCCAACGTTAAAATCGAAACCTTCGAATTTATCGTTAAACACTTTCGCGCTTTCCTGTCTAAAACGTTTTGACTGTCTTTCAGCTATTTTAGCAGACTCTTCACTTTCTTTATTATAGCGGTTGAAAAAATCAACTGCTTTTTGTTGGTCAGGACTCAATCTTGAGCCCATCTTAACTTCTTCGTAATATTTGGATTTTAAACCTTCTAAATGGTTTTTAGCTTTTGCAAGCTCTTGTTTGCGCTCAACTTTTTTACGACGTACTTCGGTCTCGTCGTCTAAGTCTTCGTCATAAGAAAACTTATCTTGCATTAAAAAGTCAATATCTTCTTTATCTAAATGCGGATTTGCATTTTGATAATATTCCCGCAATAGTGCATCTTCGTTTAACGATGCGTAATCCGTATTAAGGCGGACATAATCTTCCAACGTGCCACCTGTTTCATTCATAAAGTCTACAACTTTTTGAATATTTTCAGGTAACTCTATACCAGACTCCCGCGCTTCTTCAATCGCTTCAGCTACTTCTTCATGCAGCTCTTCAGCGGCTTCTTCAACCTCTTCTTCTGTAATTTCTTGTAATACAGGTTGTTCTACCTCTTTTTCTTGCTCTTCTCTGGCAGGTTCTGCATTTGTTTCTTCGACGTTTTGCTCTGGTACTCCTTCGCTAGTGTCGGATTCGTCGCGTACAGGAACCTCATCTGTGCTTTGCTCTTGAACGGCATCTGGTCTAAAATCTAATTTAATGTCACCGTCGTCATTTGTGCTGACTATAGGTTTAATTTCTTCACTCATGATAAAATATTATATAATTATATACTGTTATTATTACTTAGGTTCGAAAGTGTTTAAACCGAAACCACCGCCAACTATATCATTGCCAGAAGATTCGAATTTTTTAGGTCCTCCACCAGACTGTCTTTGTTCAATTAATTCGCTTTGCTGGGAAGCTTGTATTTTTGTTCTTTCGTCCTTGCGGTCTTCTTTTTCTTTTTCTTTTGACTTTTGCCCTTCAACTTCAATACCTTTAAGTTGCATATTGTAATTAAACTCAAGAGCCATAAGTTCTTTTTTAGCGTTGACCTCTTGCTGCATTTTTTGCTGCTCAAGTTGCCCTTTAAGCTGCTCTAGCTGTGCTTTTGTTTGGAACAACGCTTGATCTTTCTGCACCTCAGCTTGTGCTGCGACTTGTTGTGCCTGTGCATTTGCTTGCGCTTGCGCCTGGATATTTTGTTGTTGGATAGCTTGATCGCGCTCTAATTTTTTTCTACGACGAAGCTTTAACAATTGATTGGCTAGTTTAAGGTTTTTAACCTCTCTAATATCTATAGCGTCTTCTAAATCTATTAACTGTGCAGAAAGAGCGGTTTGAATATTATTTTCTAATAATCCTTTTTGTTCTTCGTCCGGCGCCAACTCTAAGAATATACCAAAATCATAAAGATGCAAATCACCAAGCTCGGCTAAAGTCATGGTATTAAACCCACCTATTTTTTGCATAAAAGCTTCTTTAGCGTCGCTGTATTCTAATATGTCAGAAACTCTTAAAGACAAACATTCTGCTAAATGTGTTGTTAAGAATAAACCAGCGTCAAGAATGTGTCTTGTGGCTGTGTTTGAGTTTGCAGCGGCAAGCTTTTGTACACCAACTAATGCTCTTGAATCAGGCATAGAACCATCACGCGCTTCATTAAGACCCGTAACGTCACGGATCATTTGCATGTAATAATTGTATGTTTGAATAAGTGTTTGTAGCTTTTGGCCACCAGCACCAGTTTGTAGTGGCTGGATAGGCACTTTACCGGGGTTCATGTCACCTTCTTGCGTAAATGAACGTCCAATAACAGAACCTGTTTGGAAGAACATGTTAAGCGCCTCCTGCGGGTTGTAGTTTGTACCGTTACCTAAATCAATTTCAGCTAACCCGTCAGCATCCATATAAACACCATCAGGCATCATCTTAGACAACACTTGCTGCATCTTAAGGTGCGTAAGTTGAATCATATCGGCAAAACCAACACAGCGGCTTACTAAAGATTCTATTTTACCCTTATACATTCTTGGCGCTACTATACCGTAGTTCATTTTAACTTTAGTATAATCGCTTTTAGGGCGTATCATGTTTTCACACAATTCCCATTTTAATAATATATCGGTACCTAAAATTAAAGCGCCGTCATATAATACCTCTATAGATCTCGAAAGCTTGCCAAACTCTTCACTATCTGCTGGTGGGCTGTAAGAGTCGTCGCGCTCAATAGCTTTATCAGCACCAGAGGCTGTCTTCTTAGTTTTATATACTTCGTTAGCAAAAGTTTTGTAATTAAAATATAAAACCTGTATTAGGTTTTCATCTCTTTCGCTGTCTGGTACGTAAGATTTATTAGTATATCCTTGGTATTTTTTGCCGCCTGTTTGCTGTATTTTTTCAATTTCTTCGTTGGTTAAATAAGGAAATTGTTT